CGTCCACACGTTTGCTTGTGCATCATTAACTTCGACCCAACCAGGAGACTGTGAATCATTGACATTTTGCCAGTTAACTGATTGGCTGTCATCAACAATTGACCAAACCAGCACACCACCAACCTGGCCAATCCCTTGTACGCCTGTGACGTTGACTTGAACACCAAGCCCGACCGATACTGACCCAACGCTGCCCGTGGCCGAGAGGCCAACAACCGTGACAACTTGCACGATTTCGACCACAACGCTTCCAACAGCCCCTGTCGCTTCAACGCCGGTAAGGGAGACATTGGCGTCCCCGGCAAAGTCAACCGAACCAACTTCTCCTGTCGCCTGCACCCCAGTAGCGAAGACATCCGCATTGGCGGCGACCGTAGTTGCCCCAACAAAGCCTGTGGCCTCGACACCCGTGACAACGACACTTGCTCCAATGCTGACAGAGACTGATCCAACGTCGCCTGTTCCAGACACCCCGGTGAGCGATACATTGGCTTCGCCTGCGACTGTTGCCACCCCGACAAAGCCTGTGGCAGACACCCCTGTAAGCGATACATTGGCGCTTGTATTGACTGTGACTGATCCAACGTCGCCTGTGGCTGAAACGCCAGTGACGCTGACGTTAGCCTCTCCAACAACAGTGGCCGTACCAACAAAGCCTGTGGCCTCGACGCCCGTGAGGGTGACATTTGCGTCTGCGATGACGCTGACGGAGCCAATCTGGCCAGTTGCAGAGACGCCGGTGACGGATACGTTAGCTGCCGTCTCAATGGAGACCGTGCCAACCTCACCTGTTGCAGAGACACCAGTGACATCAACGTTTGCATCACATGTGACTTGGACACTGCCAACTGATCCAGTGGCCTGTAACCCAGTAACTGGGACATTTGCCGTCGCATCGATAACGACAGAGCCAACCTCACCTGTTGCAGAGACGCCAGTGACACTGACATTGGCGTCCGCCGTTGCTGTGACCGAACCGACCTCACCTGTTGCAGACAACGTGACCGCACCCTCACCCCATGGGGCCTCGCCCCAGGCTTGACTGCCAAATCCACCAAGTGCAATCCGTACATCGGCCACTTACGCCTCTTAGGCAATACGAAGTATTGCGTTCGTTGCGTCGTCAGTAGGAAAGATAATGGTAAAAGTGCCCGCGCTGGAGCTCTTTGAACCACCAAAATCAAGAATACATACCGAAGGGTCACCTGCGGCACTGTCGTTGTAAATCATCGCACCAAAGGCCGTTATCGTGGCACTGGTGAACGACAAATCTGCAAAGTCTGTGAAAGCAGTGGTACTTGTGGACGTTGGAGTCACGTTTGTCAACGCACCGCCGCCTGCCGCGTATGTGCCCGATGCAGCCACTTCATTGGTAGCAGTGTATGCAGTTGTTGCCGCCGTGAAAGAGGCACTGTTGTCATACAAAGCAAGCTTGAAAGTATTGCCGGTGCCTGTGGTGAAGTTGTGCACAGCCTTCATAAGCTCTACTTTGAAGCTGGTACACATGAAATTTCCTGTAAATGCCATTTTTAATCTCCTAACAAATGAACGAGGTTGGAATATCCTGCTTCGCGCAGGCGGATTGCGGTAGTTGCTCTATCCTGATTTACTGCTTCTTCAAGATAGACTTTAATTACGGATCGCACAGCGCTGCGAAAAGCAACTGCCTGCTCTCGAATCGCTGGATGTGACTCACTTCCAACGTAAATAATCTTCTCAATAGCCCGGTCGGCCAACTCGTCAGGAGTCCAGCCACGTCCATTGGTGGTAGCGACGTTTACGCCGCTTAGTAGCACAGGGGATTGGGTTCCTATCATGGTCCAGGTGTCTCCGATTTAAGTTGAACACGTACCATGCCATCACGATACTCATCACGACGGCGACGGCCTTGCTGCTCAATACCAAGCCCTTGAAGAGCTTGTTTGTAGCTTGCGTCAAAGGTGGCCATCATGTCAGGCGGTCCTTTGGTGTAGCTATACGCCTGGATCAAACAGGCATAAAACAGCGCCTCAGGAGCGTTTGTGCTGATCCATGTCGTGCTGTTCGTCGAAGAAAGCTGTGGAGGACGATAGATGTAGCCCATTTCCGCAACAAACGCAGCGTTTGGAGTCGGGGCAATGTAGAAAGTGTTCTGGTCCCACACGGAATAGTATTTCGGAATGCCTGTTGTGGCACCGTTTGGCCAATATTCTTTCATGAAGGACGTATCGCGAAAGTCCAGGAAGATTTGGTCCGTGCCAGAGGTGATCATCAGGTAGCGATGAGTCAAGATATCACTGGGAGCGGACAAAAACTTGTTGCCACTGGTCATGTTGCCGGTCACTTCAAGCTTAAAGACATCCAAGTCGATGTCTCTCAGGATTCTGTTCTCTGCAAAAGTAATGAACGTGTTTATTACCGCCGGAGTAAAGACGTTCGCGTCCACTTCGGTGTAATTTCGTATGTTTGTTACAAGTTCATCGTATGTCATGATGTTTGCACCGTTACAGAGCCAACTACCCCTTGAGCAATCAAGGCCTTATCCTCTATGTAGGGACGCATGTCATTGGTGTTTCTCGCCGTTCCAAAACTCTGAAAAGCTGAAAAGCCTGGTGCACCTACAAAGACAGATACAGGTTCAATTCTATCTGGCCTTGGCTCATAAAGGGCGATTGCATCGCCTCTATATTTCAAAGGCTCAAGCTGTGGTTCCTTGGGCTCGTAATCATCTGGACAGACCTTAAATCCGCGCCAGTTCTTGCGAAGCACGTTGTACTCATATCGCTGGCCGCAGTAATCACACAGGCCATATGAAAATTTACCTGTTGCGAAGGCCATGTGTCACACCCCTAAGTCAGGAACAAAGCTGACGCTGGCAATGTCTCTGTCTTCCATCCCAGCGCGCAAGAAATCTTCTTCGTAGATAGTCTTGAGTGCGCCTGTGCGCTCGGGCGCGTACTTAAGGGAGATGTAGTATGCCAGTCCTGATGTCAGGCATGGCAAGAATCTGAAGTTGACGTCTGATGTGTTGGTGTACGCACCAGCGTCTTGGATACGGCGAATGCGGTAATACACAAACGTGTAGTTCTGGTCCGCCGCAGGATAGAAAAACACCTTTGGCACGTTCGTTCTCTGCACGTAGTACTGAGCAGGGCGTGCCTGGGATGTTTTGTCAGGGATGTTTAAGTACTCAGAGCGGCTGATCCGGTCAATTGTGATATCAGTCAAGATGCCCTGGGAAGGGTCTCGAATGACAGCAGACAAAACGTTAACGGTGTCTGTAGCCAACGATATCTCATTGATACCCTGCGTGATGGCATAGGTGGCTTGCTCAATCGTCCAAAGGTTCAGGCCCCTGTTTGCCCAATCCAGGAACAACAGATTGAGAGAGCGACGCGCAGACTTAAGCTGGTAGCCGTTTGTGCCACGTATGCCGCATCTCTCAAATGCTTCTTCGATTAAGTCATCGATTGACAGATCAAAGGTTGTTGTTCCTGAAGTTGTCATTCTTTGTATAAATTATCAAAGGTTTGAGCCGCATCCATGTACGAGTCATCTTGCTCTGCACAGTGTATCCACTGACTAGGCCTAAAGTCAGGTGCACCCTCTCCGGTCTGCCAAAAAGCAGGGCTCGTTACTCGAACCCTATTGTTTGGCAGTGCCACAATATTGCCTGTCCACTTGCCTGCATCCGTCAAAGTCAAAACATGACTTTGTTTGTGTTGCGCAGGGCAGTCGGCCACTTCACTCTCCGCGTAGTCCACCGTGAACATGTATCTTCCGGTGTAAAACTCGCCATCAATCTTGCATAACCACGGACTAGGGCTTGTACGCGCAAATTTTATTACTGTGTGGGTGTGAGAAGGACAATCCCAAGGCTGTGCCAAGTGTGTAGGCATGCGCTCGGGCCACTCTTCTAAGGGAATATCCCCCACCAATGCAGTAATAGGCATTCTCGCCCACATTGCCCCGCCATGAACGTTCTCTGACCCGTCTACAAGGCTTTCACACCCTGTAAAAACAAGTTGAAAACTCAAGCAACGATCCGGCATGACATTTACTGCAATAGCGTTTGCATGTAAATACTCGCCTTGGTACTTCTGATGCATGTGCGTAAACTCACGTCTAACCCAGCATTTGAAATACGGAATGTTGCTTATAAGGTAAGACATTACTTAGCGCGTTTGCCGCCAGTCATCATGCCCTTAGTCATTTTCTTGGCAGCACCGCCGGCCGCGTAGCCCTTGGACATCATGCCACCGGCCATCATGCCCTTGGCCATGCCACCTTTAGCCATGCCACCTTTGGCCATCATAGGAACACCCGTAGAGGTGCTTGTCTCAGAGATCATTTTGTTTTTTGGGCCGCTCTCAACAGCACCACCACCGCGAGTTGCGGCACCCATTCCACGTCCAGCCATGTTATTTCCCCTTTTTCATTGCGCGACCCATAGAGTCACTGGTTTTAGTCTTCATGGCACGTCCAGCTTTATCTGCCATGCCGCCCTTCTTCATTTTGCCAATCTTGTCAGCAGCAAAGGCTGGGACCTTCTTGCCGTCCTTCATGACCATCTTCATCTTTGTGGTTGTCGCCATCACTGCTCCTTACTTTGCTTGTTGAATAAGTTGATCAATTTTTGCTTCAAGACGATTAAAGCGTTGGTCAATGTGGTCAGTAACTCTTTGCACTTCTGAATTAGTTGCGTAATCACGGGCAATCTCCTCGCGTGTTTTGTTTAACAAAATGTCTATCCGCTTGAGCTCGTCAAATTTTTCACGAATGAAAAACCACAATCCGCCAATTGCGGCAGATAAAACGGCGGACCAAATCAAATTAATGTCCATCAGCATTTCCACCGTTTACGTGCCTGACGTAGACGACTGTTTGGGTCCTTGGCAGCTTCAGGAAAATCCTTCATCTGGCCCTCGGACCGCGCACAGTACGACGCGCGGCG